TTGGCGTAGTCGGGTTCGTTGACGAACTTCCTTACCGCCTTGTACCAAGCGTCTTTTTTCCCGTATGGGATGAGCAGACCGTTGTGGCCGTGGGTGATAATGTCGGTGTAGGGGATGGTTTCGCTTGCAATTATTGCCTTGCCCATCCAGCCCGCTTCCACGACCTTCAGTTCGCTTTTCAGCCTGTTGAACTTGGTATCACGCAGGGGTGCGATGGTGGCGTTGATGAAGTTGTACCCGCCCACATAGGAGTAGATGTCAGCCGCTTGGATGCGGCCGTAATTCTTGTTCAAGCCACGGCAGGAGAGCATCTTTTCGTAGTCATCATAGACGGCGTTCCCATCATTCCACCCGCCCAGGTAAATCTTGTATCTCCCGTCCAGCGACTTGTCGTGAGCCAGCAGGCTGAAGGAGTGTTCCACCAAAGCAATGTCCTCTTGGTGCTGCGCCCCGCCAAACCACCCGATTTTGAACAGGTGCGGTTCGGGTTCGGCATTCGTGTCGGGGAGGTACTGCTGATAAGCCTCGTACGGCTCATTCGGCAGGATGGTCACGGCCTTGTTGAGCAGGCGTATCTTCTGCGCCAAGTGTTCGGTGGTGGTGGTCACATGGTCAGCAAGTCGGATGTGTTCTCGGATTTGCTCGTCCAATTTCGTGGACAAATAGTGCCGATACATAATGTGTCCCGATTCCAAAACCCAGTAGTCGTCAAGGTCAAGTATCACCTTCGCCCCAAACGCCGTCAGAGCCTTGTAGACATTGCGAATTTGCTCAAGTGTACCTTGACACCACAAGCGATTAAATAACCACACATCAACCGTCTTTAGGTCCTCATCTTTGACATTGGCAATGTTGTCCACGCACACATAGTCAAACTCCGTGAAGTTGTCGCCAAGATATGCGTTTGGCATCTCCAAGCGGTAGAAGGAACACCCCGTCGGATGGGCGTTGTAAACGATGCAAATTCTCATGCCCAAAGGTACAAAAAAAAAGGGCCACCCCGTGAGAGATGGCCCTAACCACTAAACCATGCGGGAGTATGAGAACCCGCAGGTCAAAGATACTTACGAACCGCTTATTTGGGTCGTGGAAGCGGAGAAAGTTGCGGCTGCGATGTTCAGCATCGCATCGGGTTCCATGCCTGTCAGCGTCATTTCGTAGCCACTCCTGTCGCCGAATGCAGTACCAGTCCCAGCGGTTCCAGCGGAGGCTTCCAAGCCATTCGCAGCGCCAAGCAACCAATAGCGTCCGTTATTGTCAAGGACGATGACCAAGAGGCGATTCCGAGCCAAGAGGCGCAACTCATTGCGGACGGATGTCTGCAACTTATTGATGGTGAAAGTCACTTCGGGCGTGTAGAACAAAGTGCCGTTCTCGGTGCTTGCGTTCAAGGTTTCCGTCATTGAAGAGGTAGCCTTAGTCAAGTCGTATTCAAACCAAGACCCCGATACCGAGGCAGGCGTGAATCCAGTTACCAATCCGCTGCCGTTCGTGTTCACGGAACCCGTTGCGTTCAAGGTTTGGACATAAATAGTTTTGATACCGCCGACAGCGTCACGGCATCCGAGGGCGTAGCCCGTAGTTAAGGAACAAGACATAGTGTATTTTTAGAGGGTTATGTTAGACTAAAAAAGCGGGGGGAAGTTTCCCTCCCCCCTTACACTTAGGCCAGTTTGAAGTCAACCATCAAGTCGGGATACGCAAACTGCACACCTGCTTTGAAGGCGGCTTGGAAGCGGACTTCATCGTTGTCCTTGGAGTACCACAACTCAAAGTTTTCCTCGTCGGACAATAAGTCGGTGCCATAGAATAGGTTACCAAGGTAAGTTGCAACGATGCGGTTGGTAGATGTCAAACCTGGGACGGCAACGATGCGGACATTTGTGCCAGGGTAGATGATGTCACCATCGGCCAACCCTTGCAAGTCCACTTGGTTATACATAACACCTGTCTGCGACTTCAATGCGCCAATCAAGGTGCGGAAGTTGTTCCATCCGCAGAAAATGACGAGGTCAGTTTTGGTGAGGATGGCTTGCGGGATATCGTTGTACACTTTGTCAAAGATGGTGATGACATTGGAAGTTGTGATACCAACGGAAGCCGATACTGGGTTCCAAGTTGTAGAGGAAGCGTTGGCGAGAACCGTGGAACCCGATGCGGCGTTCAGCAACTGGTTTACACCGCTGAAGTAGGAGTTACCCTGCCAAATGGCGGTTTCCAAGGCTTCGGCGATACGCAGAGCCTTCTGCTCGGAGAAAGCCTGCTCAAATGGTACGCCATCGTATTGGCTACCAGCGGTCAACTGCGTCTGCATCCAGTATTGCTCCAAGGAACGAGGGCAAAGAGCCTCTTGGATTTTCATCACGCCGACGGTGATGTTACGCTGACTGAAAGTCGTGTTGCCTGTTGCAGACCAACCGCACACGGTTCCTGACCCGATGTTTGCATCGGTGTCCATGAGGTTGAGGGCAGCAGCCGACTTGATACCAACTTGCTTGGTAAAGAGGGCAGCAGAGCGAGCGGCGAAAACCGCTTTGGTGATGAGGGGCAGCCTTTGTTGGTCGGTGTAGGCTGATAGGTTACCAAATGAAAATGCCATGATTTTGTTTTTAGGGGGTTAAGGTTATTTGGAGTTTTTAAGGGTTTGGATTGATTGTGCGATGGCCGCAAAGTTTTGAGCGGCTGATGCCTTCCGTTGCTCCACGATAGCAGAGGCGGTTGGCTTGGGGGCTTCGGAGGGGAGTTCGGCAACCTTCTCAACAATGTCGGTCATGGTTTCCATCTGACTTGCAAATGCGGCCATCTTGTCTTTCATCTTGCCCATTTCGGTGTAGGCGGCTTTGAGTTCCTCCATGATGGACACCAAGTGCTTCTTGACGATTTCTTCCACCATTGCGGGGTCCACCATCGGGTAGCCTTCGGCGATTTCACTCACCACTTCGCCTGCAACTTCGGGGGTGATTTCTGCGGCAACGGCGACTTCCTCGGCAGGTGCTGGGGCTTCGGCTACAACCACTTCGGTGATTTTGCCACCTTCGGTCTTGATTGTGCCAACGCCCTCAACTTGATGCTCACCATCGGGAGCGGGCAGGGTTTCGTCCTCGGTGATGACATAAACGGCGGTTCCTGCAACGAGGTCGCCGTCCACTCGTACAACGGTTCCGTCCACCAACTTGTAGTCGGCAAAGGCTTGCTTTTGGGTTGTGAACTTGCGGAGTTCAGTCCGCAAAGTGTCAATGGCTGATTTTAGGTTCATGTTATTGGGATTTGTATTGAGGTTGGATATGTTGCAAAAAGTTAGTCAAATCGTCTGCGAGGCCAGCGAGTGCGACCTCCAGTTCGGTTCCTGTATTTTTCATCCCGAACAAGCCCTCCACGGAGAAACCCTTGAAGGCGTGGCGGTTCTCCCACACTTCGTCGTTCTCCACCTTGAAGGAGCCGAACCAAGACCCGTCGGGGGTGTCCTCGTAGCCTTTCGGTGCAAGGATGCCCCGCTCGGTGTCGGTGATGTAACTCTCAAACATGAACACGCCATCCAGTTCGGCGTTGTGGTAAGCGTTCACATTGTGCTGGTTTCCCTGCTTGAAGTACTTCTGCACAATCTTCCTGATTGTGGCCTTGTCAAATACCACATAATATTCCCCGTAGGTGTCGTCCTTGCGGTAGATGGGAGTATCTGCCAGCATGAGCGGTCCCGTCAGCACCCTGCGTTCTCCCGTTTCAGCGAATCTTTGCGGGGTCTTGGCGAAGGCTTGGAAGGGCTTTTCAATGGCGGGCATATCAACGAGGGCGACAAACTGCACGCCTTCGTCCACTTCGTCCACGGTCATTCGGTAAACTGGAAGTTCCATGTGGGGATATGTAACCCTTACCCCAATGTTGCAAATTCGGACAAGCGGCGCACCCTGCTGGTCGTCTGCTGGATGTCACGCTCCACGACATAGGCCCGCATGGGTTGCATCCCTTGGCCTTGGCCGTTCCCGAAGGAGGATAAGTCGGTCGTGTTGGGGTTGCTAAAAATCGGAGGCGCAGCACCGCCACCTGCTCCCATCGGCATCGGTCCACCAGGTGAAGGCGCACCGCCTGATTCCCCGCCACCCATGATGGTCTTGCCTGCTTGAATCCCCGCTGCCGTAATCGCTGCAATCCGCAAGCCTGCACGAATTTTGGCCATTGTGTTTAGAGCCTTGGTTTGTGCGATACCTACTGCACCACCAGTCAAAGCGTTCGCAGGGTTAGCGAAAGCCATTGCCGCATTTGCAGACATCTCTTTTTGAAGGTTAATGATGACATTGGCAATAGCCGAACCTTTCTCTATCGCCAAGGCCGCAATGGCCAAGCCTTTGTTCTCGTTGCCGAATGCCGCAAGGGTTTGGCTTATAGCAGTAAGCGAATCAAAGGTGACCTGCTGCTTAAAGTCAGCAACGGCCTGCTCAATCCGCTTGATTTCTTCGGCTTTGGCATTTTCAATTTGAATAGTCCTTGCCGCCGCTGATGCACGGGCTTGGCCCTCCTTTCGCATTCCATCAATAATGGCTTGCTCTTGGGCTGCTTGGTCATCCAACCTCATCTCGTAGAGGGTGAGGTTCAAATCCTCAACAAACTTGATGATGGCGTTGTTTTCCTCTTTGAGTTTTTCAAGCCTTTTCTTTGTGGCTTCTTCTGCCGCTGCTTTGCGCTTGGCATCATTAGCAATGAGGTCGTTCGTGTGCTTTTCGTAGGCATCCCGATAATTCTCCAAAGTAGCCTCCTGCCTCATCAAGGCTTGGGCTTCTTCCATTGCCCTTTGCTTTGGGTCGGGTAGGTTGAGGTAGCGACGCACGGCTGCGGTCAATTCGTCCCACTTGGCTATCAATAAGCCAATCCCAACGACTGCTGCGCCGATACCTGTCGCAAGGAGTGCGATACGGAAAGCCCTCAATGCTCCCGTGCTGGTTCCAACGGCTATGGCGTAAACCCTTTGAGCCGCTGCCGCTGCTTCGGTCGTGATAACGGATTTTTGGGTCAGTAGGATATTGATTTGCTGCACCCCATTGACCAAGGCCATCGCCCCTTGGACTTGAACCATCGCCTTTTGCAAGTCCTCGTTCTCATCACCGAACAAAGCCGCTGCACCTTGAGCAATCGCAAACCCTGCTGCTACTGCTTGCGATGCTTCCACGATTAAGGTGAATGCTTTGCTGCCTCCCTTTGCAAACGAATCAACGGACTGCTCAACGCCCTCAATGGTTCGCTTGTAGTTACCCGCCTCAACTTGCAGGCGTTGGAACTCTTCGGAGTTTTGCTTGCCCGCCGCAGCGAGTTCAACCATCCGCTTTTTGGCGGCGTTGAGTTTGTCTTCAAGCGATTGAAGTGCTGGCCCTGTCGCATCGGTTGCGACTACTTTGAGGGCAATCTCTTTATTTACATCTGCCATATCTTATCCTTCGGATGGGAGTTCGGGGTTTACGGGTGCTTCATACCCTGGGTCAACAGGGTCGGGGTCAATCGGGCCGTTGAATAGTCCCGATGGGTCGTTTGCGATTGCAGCGGTACTGGTAGCAGCAAAGTCAGCAAGGTTGAGGATTCGTCGGAGTGTTACACGGCAAGGCTTCATCTGCCCGACCAGGTAGTCACGAATCTCCAGCAACCGCCAACGGATGCCGCCGTAATAGATGGGCTTGCGGAAATCAAGTTGGTAGATGTCCACGCTTGATAGCAGCATCGTGAGTTCCAACTGCAACGCCTCTTGGGACACCGTTTCGTTAATGTAGTTCAGCCAGTAGGTGTTGTAGAGGTTGTTGTTGGTGTATGCGTACGGCGACCCGCTTGCGTTCACGGCGTTGTAGTACACCAAGCGAGGCTGACCAAAGGCCAAGTCCACCGATGGAGCGTAGGGGTTGTCAATGTGGCTGACGAAGGGCATCCGCAAGATTCCCACGGATAGGGCCGTGTTCCCGCTGACCCCGTACTGGTAGGCCCACTCGGTCTGCCCTTCAATCAAGTTGTACTGCGCCAATCGGTAGCCCGTCTGCAAGGCTTTGACCGTTCCGCTTGCAAGGGTTCCTTCAATGTCCCAGGTACGGCCCACGATTTTGTCCGTGCTGAACGAGGCGGGGATAAGTGTCCCACAAAGGGTTTCAACGACCTTATCGCCTTTGCCGTAGAAGTTGGAAGTGTTGAAGATTCGGCCTCCGTAGCCTTCCCTTGCAAGCGGGTAGGACTGCTTGTAGGTATTGGACAGGAAATCGCCCATATCCTTGTACTTGAAGATGACATTGGTGTAGGCGTTAGGGTCGCCGTTGGTGATGTTCTGCTCGGCGTTCTCATCAGACTTTTGCGTCCAGTCCACCACACCTGACGAGTAGAAATCCTTCCAAGGCTCAATGTATAGAAGTTTGGGGTCCTGCGAATCGGGCATGAATTGCAAGTTGAACATCTTCTGCAAATCTTGCAGGAGGTCCGACTGCTTGACATCAGCGGGCAGGGCGGTCCTCATATCCAGCACGCCAATCCCAACAGGATTTTCAAGGCAAGTCCATTGGACTGTTGCTCCCGAAAGGATAGAAAAAGTACTCGTCAAATAGTTCGGACCCGCCGTGACTGCAAACCCGATATTGGCCGTCGTGTTGGCGGGGATGGTTACATTTTGGAAGCGAACCGTGAACTGGGTGTTGGTTGCAAAACTTATCCCCGTGATGACTGCGTTGTCCGTGGAGTTCGTGATATTTCGGATGGACATATTCGCCCCGAATCTTCCAGCAGTTGTGCCGCTGACCGTCAAGGTCACATCCACATTCCAACGGGTTGGAACGGCTGGATTTGAGAACACGCTGGACGATGCGACCCAATACCCTGGATTATCGTAGAACGGGGCAGGAGTGTCTTTGGGGAATAGAGCGGTTGCGTTTGCCGTTCCTGCAAAAGTCACATTCCCCGTGCTTTGTGCGAGGATATTGGACCCCGATAGGTTTATCGGCATGGTCCCCGCTGCGTAAGGGATAACCAACTTATTAAACAGGGACGAGTTGAAAAAGTTGGATGAGTACCTAAACCCTGCCTCGGTGAAAATCAAGTCCACCATCTTCTTGACATAGATGCTTGGGCCGAGCCTCCACCACGGGGCTTGGAACCAACCGCCTCCTTGGTTGAGGATATCCGTGAACCCCGCCGAATCAATGACCCCGTAGACATACCCGCTGCTTGCCGCACCCGATGCCGTCCAGGTACCCGAAACATGGCCGCTGGTGGGCGTGTGGTTCATTCCTGTAACGCCCGCCGTGTTGACGAGCATATTCCCCTCAATGGCTTTGAATAGGCTCACATTGTCGGTAAACAAGCCAACCTCGTAGGTGACGGTTCCCTTCGTTTTGGACATGGAGAGCAGTTGCAGCACTCCGCTGAACACCTGCACCCCATCCTCCCACATAGCGGCTCTTATCCGCTTGTTCGGTTGGAATCCACCCACGAAGGATTGGATATTGTAAGCATACGCAAAGCAGGCCCGATTGGTTGGGGTGTTGGGAAGAGTGATGGTTTTGCTGAACGACCCTCGTTGCTTGGTCACATCTTCAATATCCCCGATGGAATAGGTGACGGCGATGTCCGTGCCGCCCATCGTGTCAAGAACATAGGGGACCTCAACATTGGAATCGTTGAGCGGGTAAGCGATTAGGGTGACGCTCATAGGATGGAGTTGTCGTAAGCAACGGCCACCTCAATTTGCAGTTGGGTCAAGCGGTCGTTCCGTCTGGTTACAAATTGATACTGGTTGGCGTTGACCACCGCTTCCACAAGGGTTCCGTTGAGTTCCAACCAAACATACCCGCTCCGTACCATTTCAATCAGCCACTCGGATTCTGCGTCCGTCAGCCAATCGGAGTTCAGCGCATAGACATAGTCAAAGGACCCCGCCCAAACCTTGTTGTAAGTCGTGGTCGCATAGACATCCGAGTTATACCCGAAGACCTCTCGCTCAATGTTGGCACGCTTGCGGTTCTTCATCGTGAAGGTGTACGAATCAATCCCGCCGTACTTGTTGACGAAGTGGACGGGGATGGAATCAAACCGTTGACAAGGGCCGAGGCGATAATAGACGGGGTAATAAGGCAGACCCGTGTTCAGCGTATCAATCGGCTCAATGGAGTATCCTGCACCCTCGGCGATGGGGAAACTTGCAGACCCCGCCAATCCATCGGAGCATTGCGCCGAAGTCAAGGCGTTGAGGTTCATCGGACCCGAACCAAAGCGGACGATAGTGCTTCCGCTTGCCGCTCCTTCCTGTACAAAGAACTCCCTTGTCACCGCATTGCTCGCATCCCTATATCGCACCCTTACGGCGTTGGTTGTGTTTGCCGAGCCTTTGCCGTAGCACAGGTAGCCGTAGGAATCAGCGTAAACCACCGCAATCGCATTGCTGACGCTTGTGCCGTCCTGCGTGGTCGTGAGGGATTTGCCTGTATTTGCGGTCAAGGGGGCAGGAGGGAAGTAAGTGCCACCACTCCAATCGGCTAACTCTAACTGCTCCAGGTTCCCCGCAAAAGCAAGGACCCCGCTGACATTGGTTGTCGTTCCCGTCTGCACAACTGGAGTGCTTCCGTATTCCTCCATAAATGTGAGGCGATACCCCGAATAGAACCCCGCATGGTCAGCGAAGCCAACCTGGGCCAGCGTTGGTACGGTTGGGGCCATCAATGTTTCCACGACCCTGCTGACATCAAAGAACCCGTAATTCGTGGTCGGTAGTTTGTCGCATTTCAAGCGTGCCAGCGTGGTCGTGCCTGCGCCATTCTTCACATCGCAGACATAGCGGTAATTAGTCGCACTCGTCAGCGAACCGCTGACCTTAAAAATCATTTTGTTGTAAACGGGGGTTGCTGACTGGGGCGAACCCGAAAGGACTGATATGGCCATAAATTATCGGACGGTTGCGACGCTGATGGATTTGCCGAGGACTTCGGCGATGTTTTCGGTTAGCACATCCACCATTTCTTTGGTGGCTGCATTGGACATAAAGTTGGTGGCCCGAAGACCTTCCCTGCTGATTTTGCGGGCGATGTTGATGGCGAAGGAACGGTTGGCGGCCTGCTTATCCCTGCCCTGCAACGGGATCCCCTTGAATGCGATCCACTCTTGAATGGGTCGGATCGGGATCGGGTTGCCCTTGAATCGGAACGGGCTATTTGGCGCACGGTTGCTCTTCTGCGTTCCCTTGACACCGAGGTCCACGAACTTCCAGTAGTCGTTGGCCTTGATAGCCACGACAAAGGACGAATCGGTTAGCGTGATGGGTTCAACGGTTATGCTCTGCGCAAGGGAGTTGCTGGCAATGGCGTTGGCGTTTGCGAGGTTCTGCTTGGCGAGCCTGACCACTCCCTCCAGCCACTTGGTGACCAGAGCGTAGGACTTATTCTCAATCGCTCCATCCGCAAGGCTGACCCCGAAATCGGCCAAGGCCTCCTTCTGCAAGTCGGTCAGTTTCTTGCCTGACCCACCGACGAATACATCAAACTCCATGCTGGTAAATGTAACCCGCCCAGCAAAGTGTCCTACCTGCGGCGCATCCGCTCTGCTTCCATCCGTTCGGCTTCCAAGATGTCGTGAATGAGTAGCGCATAGTTCAGGAACTCCACCGCCTTCATCGCAAAGATGGCCTCAAATTTCAGCACATCCTTGTTAGCCATCCTCCACACCACCATCAGCCAACCGTAGCCAGCGAGCGGGTTGGTTATTGGCCCTGCATTCCCTTCGTCAGGTGCCGTGAATAGTCGCTCAAAACTTTCAAGTAACTTTCGGAACTTAACAAAAAAAAACTGACCACTCCCCAAACATCACCAATCTTGGCATGGGCTTTGAGCAGTTCGGCCCGCTCTTGGTGGCTTGCCCCGTCGTATTTCTTCGGGAAGTAACCGAGGAACCCGCCCTCCCTGCAAAGGGTCGCCATGATGCGGTGCAGGTTTTGGACGAGTTTCTTCTCGTCGGTCGTGTCCGTGTCCATGAGGTCAATGAGTTGCCCCGCCGTGAGTTCGTCCGTGAACACCGTCGGAATCCACCACTTGCCGCCCGCTTTGAACCGCCTCCTGTAAGCGAGGGTGGGTAACTCGTTCCACTCGGCTATGATGGTCTTGTAACGCTTAGTAAGCCCCTTGGCGGGCATCTCTCGGACGAGCGATACATCCACCCCCTCCACTATCGCCACGACCCCTGCACGCTTGTCGTAATCGGTCAGCACGGGCGAGAACTCCAGCGCAGCGATGCGTTGGAATTGGTCGATGGTGAGGTCTTGGAGTTTCATAGCGGATAGTTGGTGTAATAGCCGTAAATCGCATCCCCGACCATCAAGTTGAGTTCGGGGTATCTTGCGGCAACGATTTCGGGGGTAAGGTCGGGTTGATAGTGCGTTTCGTGAACATTGCCCTCCCATGCCCCCTGCTCGTACAGGTAAGGCACGGCAATCATGGCTCTTTTGCTTCCGATTCGGTTTAGCAGGTCCCTTGCATCCTTGAGGGTTAGATGCTCAAACACATCGCCAAGAATCAAGTAGGTGTAGGGACTGATGTCAAAATCCCGAATGTCAGCGATAAATAGTTTCTTGTATTTGGCCTGAAGGTTAAACCGCTCTACATACGGCTCGTAAATCTCAACCCCGTCCATCGTTATTTCAGGCAGTAGTTCCGCATAAGTCCCGCATCCAACCCCTATGTCAAGCACCTTGTCATCAGGTCGCAGGACTGACCGAATGTGTTCGGCGATTCGGTTCTTGTAGAATGGGTGCGAGTATGGCATGGTCAAAAGATTTTAAGCCCGTCCGCAATCTTCTTGGCTGTGCTGGCGTGGTTGGCTTTATCAAGGTATTGCCTAAACTCCCAGTCCGCATTCAAGTCATCGGCCGTCAGGTAGTAGGGAAGATGCCTGCACTCGTAAGGTGCGACCATCCTTGCCCCTCCGATGACCACCCGCTGATAGCGTTGGTGATGGTAGAAGGCAAAGGTCGTGTCAACGGGTGCAAGTTGCAGGTCGTGGAAGTAAGGTTGGTTCTTGTAGCGCAGTTCGGCCTGCTGGAAGAACAGGGCATCTGCAGGAACATCGTCCGTCCGAATGCCAAGGCCGATTTTGTCCTTGACCGAGAACTTGACCCCGTTAAACGGGTCACCTTCCTCCTGTTCGTACATGTAGGTCTTTTCGGGTAGGTCGTACCAAAGTTCCCGCATACGCAGGAGCGTGTCATCGGGCAGGGCCGAAAGGTCAAGGTCAGGGTCCGTGACGATGTAATCGGGGTATCCCATGTCAAACAGTTGTTGCGGGATTTGTGCCTGCCATGCTACAAGGTGGCCGAAGTTGCCACCCGTGCGGATGACTGCGACCTCGTTGGCTTCCAGTTTCAACTGCTCGTACCATTCCAGCGTGGAGCCGTAGGTAGAATCGTTGTCCACGATTAGGATGGGTCCAACCCCAGGCATCCGCATCAGTTTCTTGACCATCGCCTTCGGCCAAGTGTAGAGGTTGAAGTTGGTGATGATGACAGGGATTTTGGCCATGGCTAAAATGTGATGACGAACTTATCAGGCGCTGGCCATCCCTTGCAGGAGTTATAGACGGTCATTCCTTCACGCTTCCCAATCCAATGCTCTGCCTGCCAGCGGTGTTCCCTTACGGGTTCTCCGAGTTCACGAATGTGGGATGACTTAGCCCACCAAAAAGTCCCCGCAAAGTAGGGATACCCGTCGGGGTTGTTGTGGTCTGCGATTTGGGGGAACTCTTCTTTGGTCAGCCAATAGGCTCCGACGGCATCCACATTAGCGAGTTCTGCGATGGCCCGCTCCCATGCGACCACATTGAAGAACACCATGGACCTGCACCAAAGTTGGTTTATGAGCGATGGGTCCGAACTGCCCTTGGTGTGCCCGTAGAGGTAGGCGGCATCCTCGGTTTGGCTCGCTCGGTACATCTCGGTGAGGGTTGCTTGCTCCCAAGCGTTCGTTCGGGTGACCACGACCTTGATTTTGGAAGCGACGAGCGAGTTGTCCAAGATTTCCTTGACCACCTTCCGCTGGTCAGGTGGGCCGACGATGCCGACACGAATCTCGTCCAACTGTTCAATCAAGCCGTAATTGCACAGGGCCATCATGTGCTGGTGCATGATGAGTTGCCATTGCCCGCCTCCGCCGCAATAGATGTGGTAGTAGTGGATGAGTTTCATTGGGTGAATAGGAGGGTTAAGATGCAGCCGATGAAGACCAAGGCCAGCACGACCCGACCGATGGCCAAGGCGAGGTCAAGGATGGATTCGAGGTTCATGCCCCAAAGTTACACCACAAGATACTTGCCCGAGTTGCTCACGGCCAATTTGTTGAGGGCCACATAGCGGAGCGCATCGCAGGCGTGGTTATACGAATCAATCGGGACCCCCGTGTCCTTGCCATCCTTGTCCGTAGCCCAAGTGTACGAGCGGAGTTCCTTAATCAAGTTGACGGAATCCTTGGTCACATGAAGGTTAAACCGCTTGACCACATCTATCCCCTGCCTGACCGAATCGGGTCCCTTGGATGCGGGCTTGATATTGAATCCGAGGCGGTAGATTTCCTCGATGCTCTTGGGTTCTGCAGAATCGGCCACAATCTCCCACGCCCTTGTGATGCCGAACTCCTTCAAGCGGGTGGCGATGTCGCTATTGGTCAAGCCCCGATGGTAGAGCAACTCATGCACAAACAGGTCATCACCCCTGCGGTACACAGCGACCAAGGCCGTGGGGTCGTTGCTGAACCCCCAGTCAAGCCCGTAGGCGACGAACTTCATCGTGCTTGGGTCTATACCCTCAACCACCGTGTAATCGCCGTATATCGCCCCTTGGAGCGTCCCGACCTGCCCCAACCCGTACACCTTCCACCAGTTCGCCCAGTAGGCACTCGTTTCGGCTTTGGTGCGGTTCAGTTCGATGTCATTCCGAATCGTATCGGGAAGGGCCTCGTTGTCTTGGTAGGTCAGGATGAGGAACTCTGCATCCGTTTCGGGCAAGACTTCCGTATGCGCCCAAAACTCGTGGGTGGGGTTGAAGTCGATGTAAATCTCCTGACTGGTACGGATGGCCAACTGGTAGTAAGAGTCAAAGTCAATATTATTCGCTTCGTTGATGTAGAGTATCTGCCTCCTTGCACCTCGGAGGCGGGCTTCCGAATCAGCCGAAAAGAACTCAATCGTGGAACCGTTGGCGAAGTTGTACTGCAGGAGCGTCTTGTTCCAGCGGTCGGGAACCCAACGGTGGGTCCATTGCATAATCTTGGCAAAGTCCTTGATGGCCCCCCGTCGTAGGTGAGGCACGGATTCGGATACAACCGAAATCTCCGACTTGGGGAACCGAGCGGCGTGGTCAATCAGGACCGCAAGGATGCCGAATGTTTTGCTCGCACTTGTGCCGCCTTGTATAACCTTCTTCCGAGCGGTCATCGCCCGAATCTTCTTGATGGCGGTGGTGTACTTAAAGTCCATCCCCGAAGAGGGGTTGCTCAATAGTGATACTCGTTTCCTGCTTTTCTACCAATCCATTCAACCGCTGGGTTATGGAGGGGTTGTACTGACCAACCATGCCGCCCTCAATTTGGTCTTTGCGGATGGATTTCTTAATGCGTGAACAGACCTCCGAAAATTCGTCGTATTTGCCGTCCTTGTTTGTAAAGTACTCGTCCG